CCTTCGCTTTTACCTCCACAAAACGGAAGCCGCCCCATTTTGGCCGATTTTGACCGCACAGACGCCCCGCAAATGGCCCCAAAAGCGTCCGCCGCAGAGATCCGTCAAATCATAGAGCGTGAAATGATTCGCTCGCGTTACCTATCACAGAGGCCCGCAAATGGCGCGACCTAGAAAGCCTACCGAGGAACATGAGAGGCTTGGCAACTACGACAAGAATCCGCAGCGACGGATAACCGACGCTGCTAAGCCGCTGGCCGGCTGCCCGGTCAAGCCGCACGAGGTCGCTGACGATCCCGCAGCGGACAAAGCATGGGACGAAGTTGCCGAAATCTTGAGCGGCATGGGCACGCTAAGCCCCTCGTACCAAAAGCAGATGACGCAATACGCCAAAGCGTGTGCCCGTGCTGATCAGTGCTGGCGAATCGTCAACGAAGAAGGCTTGATCATTCAGAACGAAAAGGGCGTCCCATCGGTTCACCCAGCACAGAAAGAATGGGACGCCTTAACGGACAAGATTTTAAAAATCTGCATCGAGTTTGGTTTGACGCCGGCCGCTAGATCGCGGGTGCGAACGGGAAAAACGGAAGAGGATGCCGACCCAGTTTTAGAAATGCTCAAGAGGATGCAAACGAAAAAGGTTGTCGCAGCAAACGGTTGACATCCGCCGCGACGTTACGGCTTATGCCGAAGGCGTTGTTAGTGGCAAGATCACCGCCGGCAAGTGGGTTCGCCTAGCTTGTGAGCGATTCCTGCGCGACCTAGAGGATCCCGGTGATTATTATTTCGATTGGGATTTGGCAGAAAATGCTTGTCTGATTTTTCCGCTAATCTTCCGCCACTACAAAGGCGAATGGGCGGGGCAGCCGATTGAGCTTTGCGATTTCCAAAAGTTTGTCACTGCCAACATAATCGGCTGGAAACATAAGCAAACCGACTTCCGCCGATTCCGCCGTGCTTTTGTATCGGTTGCTCGAAAGAACGGTAAGACAACATGGGCGGCAGGGCTTGCTGTCCTATTCGCATTCTTTGACGGCGAAGCCGCTGCCGAAGTATACATCGGAGCGACCAAGCGAGAGCAAGCGGCGATCCTATTCACTGACGCAAAGCAGATGATTGCGGCATCGCAGACGCTTAGCAAGCACGCCGATAGCCGGGTTAGTGTTATTCAATTTCCCGCCACCCATAGCCTTATTAGGCCGCTTGGCAGCGATAAGCCTTACGACGGTTTGAACCCTCACGCCATCTTTTTAGACGAGTTACATGCTTGGGTAGAGCGTCACCGAAAATTTTACGACACGATGCGAACCGGCTCAGGTGCAAGGCGGCAGCCGCTACTCTGCACAATCACCACCGCTGGAGACGACAAAAGCGAGCTGTGGAAAGACGAGGTTGGATACTGCAAGCTAATACTTGAGCAACAGGCATCGGATCCGCAGCTATTCGCCTATGTCGCCGAACTTGATGACGACGACGACCCATTTGACGAAACGACTTGGATCAAAGCGAATCCCGGCTTGGGGCAATCCGTGAAGCTTGATTATCTACGGGAGCAAGCAGCGGAAGCAAAAGCCAAGCAAACGGCCAAGAATCGTTTTTTGCGTTACCACTGCAACCGCATGACATCGTCCACAGAGCACGCAATCGACGTTAGGCGATGGGATGAGCTTGGCACCGGATTGACCGACTGGGAAGACGCAGACGCGATCGCAGCGGGGTTTGACCTGGGCGGCCGTGACGACTTGGCATCGTGGGCGGTGGTTGCACGGTTTCGAGTCGGCGAAGATGAAGACGAGCGGCCAATCTATCGCTACGAGTGCAAGCAACGATCGTACATGTTCGCCGATACCCGCCGCGACTTGTCGCTACAGCCTTTTGCGTCGTTTATATCGCAGGGCTTGATTGACGTTGGCAAGTATGCTCTTGATTCACTCCGAGATGACCTGATCAAAGAATGCGAAGACTGGAGCATATCCGAAATCGCATTCGACCCGTATCAAGCTAACGTGATTGCGGGGCATCTTGAGCAGGAAGGGTTGAAGCCTATTCGGATGCCGCAGAATTACCTCCATTTCAATGAGCCTATTCGAGCATTCTTACAGGCGATCACCGAAGGGCGATTTTCGCACGGCGGATCGGATTCCTTGCTAAGATATTGCGTACAAAACGCGGTAATCGTCAGGGATCGGGCGGATAGGTGGATGTTCGATAAATCAAATAGCCGCGACAAGATTGACCCGGTGGTTGCGGTGGTGATGGCTTTTCGTGCTTGCATGTCTACCCGCGCCCGTGCGCATGGTTCGATGTTTATCAGTTAGGGAGAATTAAAACATGGCAGGACTGCTTAACATCGGCCGCATCTTTAATGGGTGGTTCGATGCACTTGTAAACGACGAAAACAAAAAGATTGTTTCGCCAGTCAAGGCGATGAGCTACGCACCGGTATGGTACGCGGTCAATAAGATCAGCGGGCACATGGGACAGTTGCCGCTGGTACTTCATCGCGGACTAGAACGCGGGGCCGAGCGTGCGACCGACGACTATCGTTACATGCTTTGCAAGAAGCGGCCAAACTACTATCAGACGCCGATGCAGTTCAAGCAAAGCTTGCAGGCGAATTGTTTAATGTATGGCAACGGGTTTGCATGGATCCGCCGTGCTGGCACTACGGCGAACTCTCGCATCCTCGACTTGCTACCGCTCGACTCTGCAAAGATGGCGATCGTCATGTGGCAGGGCGAAAAGTGGTATCTATACGATTCGCACAAAGATGAGCCGATTCGCAAGTATCGATCGGTCGACATGGCCGGCGATCCCGACATCCCCGGCAGCGGCGGCTTGATGGTTATCGCGGACAGTGAAATGTGCCACTTTCCCGGCCTTGGGTTCGATGGGTTTGCAGGCTTCAGTTTATGGAAGATTGCGAACGACAATTGGGCTATCGGTATCGCAGCGGACAAACTTGTTAAAAGCGGCTTCAATAGCGGTTTCAGATCGTCGATGCTGCTTGAGGCACCGGCCAACATTCTAAAAGACGAAAGAGAGGCAAGGAAATTCCTAAGCGACTTTCGCAGCCAGCACGGCGGACCAGAGGCCAACGGCAATATCGGGCTATTACGCGAAGGCATTAAGGCTCACGTGGTTTCGATGAATGGCCGAGACGCTGAAATCAATGACAGCCGACAATTTAGTCGCGAAGATGTTGCGTTGTGGTTCAGTATCGAAACGATCCTTGGCGACGACTCGACATCGTACAACGGCATTGAACAACGGACGCTGGCGTATCTATCGAACTGCTTGGCCAAGTGGCTCAAGACATGGGAGGAAGAATTAGACCGCAAGCTATTGACCGAACGCGAACAAGCGGCGGACGTGCTCTATTTCAAATTCCATGACCGGGCACTATTGCGTACCGATTATTCGACGACGATCAACAGTTTGTCTACCGGCATCAACGCCCGTATCTATTCGCCAAACGAGGCACGCGAACTGCTTGACCTGAACCCATACGAAGGCGGCGACGTCTACGCCAATCCGGCTATCACTCCGGGCACTGGCGATCAGATGGACGAGGACGACGACCCAGAAGACGACATTGACGAAAGCGACACCGGGGCGAGAGCAATGCGGGTAGTGATTTCGAGGGTGCAATCGGTAGAGAAGAATCGAGTTATCAAAGGATGCAAAAGTAAAAACTTTGTCGATTGGGTCGATGGCTTTTACAATAGATTCACCTCGACAATTTCGGACGCTATTCGGCCGCTATTGGACGACCGAAGCGAGATTGCAGCGGAGACGATCGCAACCGAGTACACCGAGGCCAGTAAGGCGGCACTGCTTGACGCTGCCGGTAATGCCAAAGACGAAACCGAACTCGTTGCCATTGTGGGCGAAACGGTCGCGGGCTGGGATTCCCGCGTGGATCAAATCCTGAACGCTATTTCGGAGCAAAATAGCAAATGACCGAAGAAAATAGAAAAGTGATATTCCAAAAAGGGGAGTTTCACGATTTTGAATACACCGTGACTTCGTTTGACGGCGACAGGCCGATTGACGAATTTATCACCCTTCCTTGCTGCAACTCGGCAGGCGACACGATTGAGTATTGGGAAGAAACCTATCGCTGGCTAGGAACTGAGGACGACGAAGGCCGGTTGATCTACAGGCACTTTTCTTCGAAGTTTTTACGGTCGAAACAAAAGGGCTATCAACCGCCGCAACAAAGCGAAAACACAGAATCGGCGGAGGTGGCCCAATGAGCGGCAAGTTAAAAGGAAGAACGATATTCCAGGGCGGTGAATTTCATGGATGGGAATACGCCATAACCGTGTTTGATGATGACGATTTACATAGGAAATTCATTACACTTCCGGCAATTTACCTTACAAAAACTGCCGTAGTTTATAGAGCCGTTACATATCGCTGGACTGGAGAACGAGACGAAAAAGGGCGATTTGTTTTTAGTTTCTTTACTTCTAGGTATTTGAAAACAAGCGAAAGAGAATATTTACCAAAGCGATACGAAAATGCGGAACTAGAGGAGGTGGCCAAGTGGGCGACGCAAACAAGCCAATGACGGCAACGGATGAGCGGTTTCGATGGTTGAATGACCACGCGGACGGCTGGCAATTCGGCGAAACGGGCATCCTTGAGGCACTTTCAGAGCGTTTTAGCCCCGATTTAGCGGTTGAAATCGGAGCTGGCGACGGGCAAAGTTTGCCGCTTACGCTCGGCTTTTTGCTCGAAAAAGGCGTCAAAACAGTGCTTTTTGAGGCCGATGAACTACGCCAAAACGCGCTCAAAATGACACGAAAAGCCGCTGTTATTCACGGTTTTTTCGA